CCTGTATTAACCTGTACGATCTCCTTTGATGATTTTGCATATGCTCTGAGCTTATCAGGCGCAAAAGCAGTAGACGTGTCACATTGTGACATCTTTTCCATTGTTGCTGACATTTCAGACATGGCATCTCTTAGCTGTGATACGATGTCTAGTTGACGCTGAAAAGATTGTGCTGCTGCATCTGCTGCAAACTTTGCAGCCTGCATTGCTTTTGCGAGCTCTTCTGCTTTCTTTGGATCGACAGATCCTTTATCGTCTACTGTTGCCATGTTTTATACTCAGATTGAAATCAAAGCGGCCATCTCACACCCAAGATACGTTCGAATTCTGCTGCAGACATCTGCTTTATGTGAAGCTTATCGACAACGCTCTGAACAGAAGCACCAGGATGCTGCAATTCATCCTGAAAACGCCTAGATGCAAGTAGAGCATTTGTGACAGCACGGATTTCATCTTCATTGCCGCGTATCTTTGTACTCACAGCCTTGCCAACGAACCATGCACCCAGTGCAGCAATTAACATCTTGCCAGTGAGATTTAAGTAGCCACCTTCAACTAAAGTATCTTTGTTTTCATTCTTCATGTTTCACCTGGGCAATGTAAATAAGGCATGACAATGAAAGTTGACTATCTTATGTGAATCTTCTTAGCCTTGAAGGAGATTGTTCTCTTGCCTTGCCTTGCATTGAACGAACTTCAGGAGAGTTTTGATGCAACGCGCGTGACTGTGTCTCTCCTGATTCAGAAGTCTGTTTCAGCTCTTTATTCAGCCGCTCAATGAACCAGCGCTTATATGCAACTGGCAGCAACTGAACTTCAGACCATGTGAAACCAGCATAATAGATTAACGAAAATGCTGGTTCTAATATCAGATTTGCCCTATCTTCTGGCACTAGGCCAAAGAAACGTCGGCCCAAGGGGCATATCAACTTCCTCGATATGACCACAGGCAGTGCATTCTGATTCTTGTCTCATCGTGATGCCGGGTTCATTTTCGCGAATGTAATTACGTAATGCCAAAGAATCCTGTGCAGGAATTGCTTTCGAAAATGCAGCTATCTTTGCTCTGTCATCTATTCCATCGATTGATACGATTGAATAGAGAAGTGTAGTTGAAATTGCAGAATCAATTGTCATGCCGAGCTTCTTTTGCTTCTGTTGCATGCTCATGATATCTTCCTCATCTCGACCGGTCATGAACTTGAACTTTACAGTCTTGCCAGTCCGCGGAAGCTTGAACTCAAATAGATTTGTTCCGGGTGTGACAGGGTCAATCTCTAGTCGCTTGATTGGAAGCGTACCAAGATTAAATGAATGAGCTGACTTTACTTCGCATTCAGGACACTGAATGTCAGCATCATAGTCAGGACCATAGCCTGTAACTCGGATTGCAACCATGAGAGCATTTCTGTCACCACTAAGAAGCTCATTTGGATTAATCGTCTTGTCCATGAGACATGACTTGATCAGCTCTGATAAGACAGTGCCCTTCTTGAGGAGCGCAGATGATGTTAGGATGTCTTCCTCACGAGCAGTCATTGCCTTGATGTCGACAGAATCACATCCGTGAAAAGATGAACCAACAGGATATGTCTTGCCTGATGATGGCAATGGAACAACTTCAGACGGAATATCAATTCCAAAGTCTGACTTCATCTGTGTCGCGGCAGTTGTTCGAGGAATCCTTGGATCATTTCCTGCATCCGCCGAATTTGCCTGCCTGAATACTGCGTTCTTCTCTCTTTCGTCTGACATAATGTACGATTCTCCTGCACTGAATGTAATCTTCTGTGTGTGATTCGTAAATAGAATAGTTCTCAGAAAAACAACCAAAAATCAGCAGATGGAAACTGTATGTTAATTCTGCTGATTTATCTGAGATCAAACGACGATCACGGCACAACAAACCAATCAACTTGTGACACATTGATGGAGCCCAATCCAATGCATTCCTCTTCTTCTACATAGTCATTAAGATACATCAGCTTGTAGAGACCGCCAGGACCTGTAATAAAGTCGTTTGCTGAGGTTTTTGCTGTGAGTACAACAGCAAATATACCAGAATGAGAGTTTTCACGAGCAAAATTCTTGGCTACAGAATAATCAAAAGACCAAGAAGAAGCAGGTTTATTAATGCTAGGAGTATAAGTGAATTGACCGGTACGTGTATCTCTGTAATCTGGGTGTTCCTTGCGACCCATCTTCAGTGCGGTGCGCAACCAGCTCTCTTGCACGCCCATTCCTCTGTATACTTTGGGTTCACTAGGACGTTTAAAGATTTTTGAATACTTTCCCGTGTCAAGAAAACCACGAATAATTTCAACATCATCATGTGTAAGCAGCGACCCGTGACGCGTGGAATCTGCAAAATTGTTAGCAATGCGCATGCCCAGTGAATGTTCAATTTCTGTATCTGGCTCTCTCGGCGGAGCGTCAGATCTGTCAAGTGCAAATGCTATTTGACCCAATGGATCATCTGGGTCTGCCTCTGCTGCATCGTCGAGTTGTGATTTAGTTGGAGGGTTCATGAGTTGTCACCTGAAGTATTTAGAACTAAATATGCTGTCATTACTCCCAGCGAATTTCAGTAACCTTTATCTTACCAAATCCGACACACTCATTCTCATTTTTATATTCATCGATGAAATTGAGCTTATAAAGACCATCAGGACCTGAAATAAATTCGTTTCCTTCGACTTGAGCAGTGAGGACTACACCATAGTGCCATCCCTCAGCTTGTGATCCGTGACCAAATTGATATGCAAGATGATCATTAGAAGTCCATGAAGTTGCTGGTGAATTTGACCGCGGTATGAATGTAAAAGAACCGGCTTTAAAACCATGTTCTCCAATCCGATCACGCGGACCAAGGCTAAGTGCTTTCTTTAACCATGCCTCTGTAACTCCCATACCTCTATACAGCGTCGTGATATTAGGCGGAGGTCTCTTGAATATTTTTGTGTATTTCTTGTCTCGAAGAAATCCAAGAATAAGATTCACATCACCTTGTGTGAATCGCTTTTTTCCTGATGCTGCAAAATGATTTGCAATATGACTTTCAATCTCGTCCTCACGCTTCGTATTCTTTTCTAGCGGGACATCATCTGATCTGTCGTATGCAAATGCAATTTGTCCAAATACATCATCAGGATCTGCCTCTGCTGCGTCGTCAAGCTGTGATTTTGTCGGAAGACGAGGTCTCATAAAGAATAAGTATCAACTCATATCATTTATCAGTGTGCAGTGCGTTTTTGCTTGCTTGGCATATATGCCTTCCTTGTCGAATTCCACTTTCTCTTTTCCCCATCGGCAGATGCACTCAAACGGTCCGCGGCTCGAGGGGCATGCCTTTTCGAACTCCCAATACGCTGGGAGTCGTCGAGAGGGTCATCACCGCCAATACCGTATTCATCAACGAGAGCAGGAAGTGACTTGAGAGATTTTTCAAACGTGAGTCCTTCTTTATGAATGATATAAAGCTGAGTCATAATACGACTCAAGGCTGTACTCCCGCCAATCGTTGCCTCTGCTTCTTCGAAATTAACTAGAAGTTTAGTGACAGATTTAAAGACATGTCTAAACTCGTCAAGAGTCGTTGTACAACCGAGCTTCTCCAAAGCAACGTCGATGTCGGAATCGTCGTGTCGTTTCACTTCTTCACTAATAATTTGACGTAGCTGTGTTTCTGTTAAGCGCATAGATGTAAGTATGCTAATTATTTCATTTCTATGGTGTAAAGACGATTTCCGCAACCCCAAATCATTGATACGCCTGCAGCTTTTGCAACATCTGATTGTGTGAGGCCCTTTGATGCATCTGCTCGATACTTGAATCTATTAAATCGATTCTTGAAATCTGTCCACCAGAATCGAGGAGCGCTTGTTGTTCCTGACTGTGTCCAGCCGGCGAGGCGATATCCTGTTCCGCTTCCTACTCGAGAATCAACATATGTCATCAGGCCTGACTTATTTGCATCAACAGCATACTTCACAGCAGCAGTAGTCAACTTGCCGAGCCAACCTCGAACTGAATGTCCCGCTGCAGTACAACATCTACCAACTTCAAGTTTGTCAATATACTTTCGATGAAATGGTCTACGAAGAGACATTGCTGCAAGAACAGTACCTGACGTCTTGTCTTTTAGACCAAATGTCACAGTGCTTGGTGTCGAACCCTCTAAGTGATTCTCATCAAAAAAGAGAGTTGATTCCTTTTTTGTAAGCATGACAAGATCAAGTTTTCTTGCATCTGTGACAAATAATGGAAGACCGAGACGATGTCGAATCATGCTTTCGATTATTTTGCGTGATTCCTGCCATTCATCTTCATATATTGAGAACAGCGAAATGCCTGCTGCTTCACATGCCTTTGACTTTGCATCATGATACTTGTGATCTGAGATTACAGCGGAAGAATGCCAATACAGTCCATTATATTCAATAGCGAATTTTCTGGTTGGAACATATACATCGAGTTCCTTTGGAGCTATCAGCGTTCTGTCTGATAATGTAGCATCAGGCACGAGACTCTTTACGAAATCAAAAACTTCGAGTTGGCCCTTTGATTCCTTGGGTGCACATGCGAAGCATATTGGACTATTTTCAGCCATCATAATATTCTTGAATTGATGATCTCCGCATTTCAAACATATCAATTCAAACTTTTGATATTTATTTTTGTATGAAATTGAATCGTCTGCCAATTTAAATTTTTGTGTTTCTTCTATTCTACGTTTTGCTTCATCTAGAGTTAGTCTCTTTGCAGATGATTCTGGGTGCAGAACATAATTTTTCTTAATTGATGCAGAGCTTGCTGCTAATCTCTTGTCATCAAATTTTGTGCGACCCTTATTCCACGGGATAATAGCCCCCGATGAATACATACCGCGCTTTGTTGCTGACATTTTTTCTGCAGCGTTTGCTGCTTTTTCAGGATCAGATGTTCGCCAATCTATTATTGATCCTGATTCATATCCCTTTCTAAGAGAATTTGATATTGCCAAAGATTGTCGAGCTACCCTTTCATCTGATTCTGCAGTAAGCCCTGTATTCCATGTCGTGTACTTGCCAGAAGAATATCCTTTGGCCCTTTTATTTGCAAACTCGCGCTGACGTTCTGGCTGGAGATAAACAGAATCTACGCGTGCATTATGTCCTCGCGAATATTTCGACGGATAACCCTTCTTCCAACCGTACCACTTTAAAGGTGATGCACAATCATGCATGCATGCACACGTTGGTTTAATACCTGCGAGTACGATGTCGACATAATGTGACTCATGATCGCTTATATTGTGGATTTTTGTGATGTGATCAAAGAACTTTGATTCTTGGCCGAAATCAGACGAACACATTGAACAACAGATACGAGCATAAGACATGAGATTATCATATCATATTAAGTGAAGTTGTATAATTCAGTATGAAGAGTCATTGAGATAACACCACGAAAATCCGCCTGATTTATGTCGAATTCCTCGACAAACGCCAGAAATGTTTGTTGCACCGGTAGCTTCATGTGCAGCTTTAACAGAAGGAAACGTTGATAAAACATTGCCAGTCAAAAGATCAATTTGATTGACTGCTCTGTCAAGAGGATTGTTTGTCGACAGACGCTTCTTCATTTTCTCTATAGCTTCATCAGACCATCGACCTCGTGCTTGATCACGTGTATCAAGATATCTCCATACAAATCCTCCGGCGAGGCTGATCTTCCCAGAAGCACACATACCGACATTTGATGATCCTGTCAATGTCTCAGCTTCACCAATCGACTGGAATATTGCGAGAATATTCTCGGTGCTTGGATCGACTTGACAAACCTGACGATTAAGTTTCGCCTTGAACGAATCTGACATTGGCACACCCTTCTTCAACTTACTGATGATACACTTCGTCTCCTCAGTGTGCTTGAATCCCAAGGTGCCCTCGCCGCCTTTAGTCATGTTGTAACCGTTCATACCACATGTGTTCAAATCTGTAATGAAATCGATCTCTTTCTCTCGAATCTCTTTCAGCGAACAGCATTTCGCTAATACAGACACAGTAAACGATGCTGGTCCATATTTTCTGATCGCTGCGTGAAAAGCATACGGGCTATTCTTTACGAGAGAATCGTATAGATGCCCTTTGATCCTCTTTGTCAAAGAGGATCTCGTTTTTCCGACGTACTTCTTGCCGTTGACAGTATTTGTCACGCAGTAGACGATCATCTTTGTGCGGGCATCGGAATGAAGATCGATGTTGTCCATGGCTGTTAATGATCGATGACAGTTAGAACTGAATGCGTTTTTACTCTACTTAAAGTTAAGCGTTTGATGTTCCTGCTTTTCGTGTATGTAGTCACAGGCAGGACATTTAAACTTAACGGGATCCATGATGATATACCACAGATCCCGTTTATCGTATTGCAATTTTGTATTATCGTATGCTTATATTAACACAAAATAAAAAGACGAACAATAACAACTAGAATTGTAACACACAGTTATCAAAGCGAAGACTCAGTGTGATTTCTTGTGCGACATGTTCCTCGTAAGAAAGCTCACCGAAGTTTGCCTCAAGAATGAATGCACCTTTTACATCCCATAATTCCACCACAGTACCAACTGGATCTGTCATTTTAAGCTGAATATCGCGCTTATAGAAATCTGCATATCCACTGCGGCCTGAAACAGACTCGAAGTGTGTTCGAATCCATTCCATAACCTGTTGAGCACCGCTTGGTGCAATAGGATCATGAAGTGTCACAGCCATCGGGCTGAACGTGGTTTTTCCTGCAATATATCTGTGTGAGTTGATGAATGGAATTGCAATTTCCTCAGTTGTAATCTGCGGTCGTGCGGCTGTCTTTATGATATAGGCATCGATGCCTTCGATCATAAGCACCCACCTATTTTTTCTTTTTGGTTCGAACTTATTCGGAATCATTGATGAAACGTCGAGTGTCTCTGCGGCCATGTGTTTCTCCTTGTTAGGGTCATGTTTAATTATGCCATTCATTTTTTTTTAATCAATTTTGTTGCAGAAGTATAGTATAGAGCTAAAGGAAAGAACAGATGGGTGCAGTAAAAGGAATGAAGTTGATTGTGCATGAATGCCCAAAGTGTGGAGAATTCCGGAGCAAACGCATTACCTCATTTGAGAAGCATTTGTTTGATTCTCACAAAATAGTTGCAAAAGAATTGTGGGCCGAACAACATGGAGGTGGAAAGTGCCGCTGTGGATGTGGAAAAGATGCAGCATGGAGAGGTTGGGGTAAAGGTTTTACAGAGTTTGTAAAGGGTCATAATGCGAACATTTACTCTGCATATTCACAGGAAGAAGCTGAAGTGTTAATAACAGCGAGGAAAGCATCAATGCGAGGAAAACCTTCGTGGTGTAAGAACCTCACAAAGGACACAGATGAACGAGTTGCAAAAAGAGGATTATTAACATCAGCAGGTCGAAAAGCAGCATTTGATGAAGGACGAATTGAAGCATGGAACAAGGGTCACACAAAGCACGATGATTCAAGGATTGCAAAAGAAGCAAATGTTTTGAAAGCAAAGTACGCCTCAGGTGAATTAACTCCCTGGGCAAAGGGTTTGACAAAGAACACAGATCAGAGGGTTGCTAGGATGGCAGCATCAGTTTCTCTTGTACTTCAGCAAAAGGAAATTAGAAACCGTTTGGATTCAATGAAACGTCTAGACCTCGAAGAGGTAAGAACACGTGTTGAAGAGACGGGACTATTTCAG